GGGATACAGAATCCCCGAGATCCGCCAGCGGGGTCAGCACGGGGATGAGCAGCTTGGGCTGGCCCGTTGTCAGCCCGTCGAAGGTCACGCTCGCGACCGGTACGGTCACGTCAGCGTCGCCGTCCAGGATGGAACCCTTCGGCACCGACGGCGCGGTCGCGGCGGTCCCGGGGGTGCCCTGCAGCACGGTCCACTCGACGGTCTCCACGAGCGTCGGGGCCGATCCGCTGACGTCGCGGGCGTAGTGCACGCAGATGTAGTCCATGCGTTTCTTGCCCTGCGAGCCGCTGGCCACCTTCACGTCCTCGGGCGCGGTGACCCCGATGTGGCGCCCCTGGACGATCATGTCGCCAGTGGCGAAGCGCACAGTGTTGGCGTCCACGAGGGACGGCGCCAGCTTGCCGCCCGTCTGCAGCACGTAGCTGCCCGTGCCGACCTCGCCCGCGATGCGGCGGCCGTCGTCGGCCGAGCTTACGTGCGGAACGCCCGCCTTTCCTGTCACAATCTCCATCAAGTCATCCTCTCCCACACAAAGCCGTTTTGGCTGTCTCTCATGACCCACGTTCCTCCATAGATGGCGCCGGGGTTCCGTCCGCTGGTCTCCAGATAGAGGGAGCCCACGGGATGGGCGGCGAGGAACGCCTGGCCGGTCGACGCCGGCGGGCCCTGCGGCCCCGTCTCCCCGGTCGGCCCCTTTAGGTTGCCCAGCTTAATCCAGGCCATGTCGACGCCCCCGACTAGGCCTTGTAGGTGTACAGGTTCCCGGTGGCGGCGTCGATGTAGACCGAGCCGACCACGGCGGTGCCGGTCGGCGCGCCGGTCCCGGCGGTCACGGAGGTGCCGTCGGCGCCCTTGTCTCCCTTGGGGCCCGTCTGACCGGTCGGGCCGGTCTCCCCCTTCAGTCCCTGGATTCCCTGCTTGCCCTGCGCTCCGGTGTCGCCCTTGTCGCCCTTGGGGCCCTTGAGCGAGCCGATGTTAGCCCATGCCATGTCGTTCTCCTTTCGCTAGGCGTTCGCGCCGTACTGGTAGACCTTGAAGCCGTCTGCCGTATCGATGTATACGGCACCGGCCTGGGATGACGCCGTGGGGGCTCCCTGGCCGAACGTGATGCCGGGGCCGGCAGGGCCCTGGGCACCCGTGGCGCCGGTTTCTCCCTTGTCGCCCTTGGCGCCAGTGGCGCCCTTGTCGCCCTTGGGGCCCTTCATCTCGCCGAGGTCGGTCCACTGCGTGTCGCCGCTCATCGCGGTCTTGACCCACATGTGGCTCGTGTCGCTCGTGATGTACGTGTCGCCGATGGCGGCACTGGACGGCAGGTCGGCCTTGCTGCTCACCGCGCCCTTGACGGTGATGGACGTGCCGTCGGCGCCCTTGGGGCCGACTGCGCCCGTCTCGCCCTTGGGCCCCTTGAGGCTCACGCCGTTGATGGCGGAGCCGACCCTGGCGGTTGATCGCCCTGCGTCCACCGCCGAGATGGGGTAGACGCTGCCCTTGGTGTCGAGCACGAGGTCGCCGACCTGAACTCCGTCGGACGGCGAGAGCGCAGAGAAGGCGACGTCACCGCCGGACGGGACGCTGATGCTCGCAACGCGCACGCTGCCGCCCTTGGGGCCGGCATCGCCCGTCGCGCCCTTGTCGCCCTTGGGCCCCTTGAGGGTTCCCACCTGATTCCACGTGTTAGCCATTCGATTCTCCAATCTCACCGTACCGGTAATATGCGCCGGTCTCGCTGTCGAGGTAGAGGTCCCCGACTCGCCCGCCGATGGCGGGCACACCGCCCCCGACGTACCACTTCGTTCCGGGCTCGCCCGCCGACTTTAGCTGCTCGCGCACCCAGTCCTCGATGTCCGCCCAGGTCTTGACCTCGTCGTCGGTGTATATGTATCCGTCCGGCTTTGCCCTCGGGCGCACCCTGAGCACGGCGCGTGCCTGCGTGTCGCGCCCATCGCTCGCCCATGCGGCAATGTCGGCGCCCGCCGTCAGCAGGAGCGACGGCACCGGGGCCTCGCCGCCGGCGACCGGGGTCACCAATGCGCGCTCCGATCCGGCGATAGCGAAGTGGGCCTCAGTCGCGCCGCGCACCGAGACGCGGACGCGGCGGCCCGTGTCCCACTGGTAGAGGGGCGGGCCGATGAGTTCTATCTGCTTCACGGCAGCCTCCTATCTTCCCACCGAGCCGGGCGACGCGCCGTACGTGGCGCTGCAGCCCGAGCCCGTTGCCCTCACGATCTTGCTGCTGATCTCGACCGCGACGGTCACGTTGGGCGAGTAGTGCCTGGCCTCCACGATGTCACCGAGACCGAACTCGACGCCCTCGTGTACCGTCACGGTCACGCTTCCCTCGGACTGCCTGTCCTTCAGGCGGCTGGTCGCCTGGTCGCGGAGGTCGTCACCGGCAGTGTTGTTGGCGTCGTAGTACTCCTCGACCTCGAAGACGCCGGCCATCGCCTGCACGGTGCCAACGCCGCCGTCCCGGTCGGCGTAGACGTCCACGACCTCTCTCGCCGAAAGGTCGCCCTTGCCGGCGGCCTTGAGGTGGTTGGTGACGAGCAGGTCGCTCTTGAGGTCGAAGCTCACGAGATCGGAGTCGACCCTGCCGCGCCAGTCCGTCACCCTCACCGCCCGGAGCCTGCACGAGCCGCCGACCCACCTCGCGTCGAGGCGGAGGCCGGCGGAGCGCATGGCCAGCCTGAGGTTGGTCCACGCATCCGGGGTGTCTCGGCTGCACCGGTAGCTGACGTTAACGCCGGCATCGGCATCGGGCACCGTGAACAGGGAGCCGAGGCCGAGCCGCTTTACCGCGGAACGCAGGACGGCGTTGGCGTCGCCGGAGAGGACTAGGTAGTCCTTTCCCGAGTCGGGCCACAGGAGGCGCTTCGCCAGCACGCCGGTCCAGGTGGACCCGGTCCAGTGCAGCTCGGACGACGTGCGGCCCGTCTTGAGCCCGAAGCCCTCGACGCGACCGCCGATCTCCAGCCCGTCGGCGAAGACGCGCCAGGCGGCGCCGGGCAGCGGCGCCGAGGGGTCGCGCACCACGAGGTCGAAGGTGTTGTCGACGCCGTCGCCCCAGCCCGAATCCATATCGAGGTCGAAGTCGGAGATCGGGAAGAGCGTCCTGCCGGCGCTGTCCGCGACTATGAGCTCCAAGGCGGCTCGCCCTCCTCCTGGTAGTGGGTCATCGTGAAGCCGAACGAGCCGTCCCACGAGACGGACGACGTGCCCGGCAGCAGCCGCTCGAAGCAGTAGGAGCCGCTTCCCGCGCCCTCGCCGCGCATGCCGTCGGCGAAACGGTCCTCGGTCTCGCCGTATGTGCCGACGAGCTGGATCGACTTGGGGAAGCTCGAGCCGTCGATGACGAGCCTGGAGCCGCCCGGCACCTCCACGTCGGCGGAGTACACGTTGGTGAAGCCGTCCTGCGTCACGGTGATGCGCGGCGAGGAGGCGGGGCCGAAGATCGTGAGCTTGACGTCGGCGGGCATCAGCCCGTCGACGGTTACCGACCGGCTGGCCGCCGAGCCGCCGTAGTCGTACTCGAAGTCGTGGGGGAAGTCCAGGCCGCTCGCGTCCACGTCCTCGCGGGCGTAGAACTCCTGGGAGACCTCGCGCCTCCAAGACCCGTCGAGCAGCAGCACGGTGAGCGTGGCGGCGATGCCCCGCCTGCCGTAGACCTGGGAGGTCTCCGACTTGGGGATGTAGGCGCGCTGGTACCACTCGCCGTCGACGAGGATGCGGCCCGGCTCGCCGAGGGACATGTCCCTGTCGGCGAGCCGCCTGAGCCTGTCGGCGGCCGCGGCAGAGAGGACGGCGTCCACCGTGGCCTCCCTGGCGTCTCGCGAGATGCCGTAGGCGCCGCGCCATGAGAGCTCGTAGCTCCACTCGCGCGAGCGGATGCCCGCGGCGGTGCCGACGAAGATGCCGCCGCCGTCGAGGTCGACGCGTTCGCCCGAGGACGAGACGTAGTGCATCCTATGCATGTGCCACCGTCCTGATGTGCCTGTCGAGGTCGCGCTCGAGCGTGACCGGGGTGTACCTCTGGATGATCGCGGGGAGGTTGCGGTCCAGCCACGCGATGACCGCGCCGCCGTCCGAGCCTCCGCCGAGATCCATCGTCCGCGCGACCCCCGCCCCGATCCCGCCGAGGACCTTCGGGCTCAACGGGATGGCCGCCTCGTCATATCGCCGGTTGTCGCCGATGCCGATGACGCGCGGCCTGCCCGGCCCGAAGACCGCGCCGCCGGCGTACCAGTTGACGTTGACCGACGGGACCGAGCCCGTCTGCGCGTCGAACTTGCCGCTCATCGAGAAGTGTGGCAGCGGGCCGACGGCGATGCGCGGGAGGGTGAGCCTGAGCGACCCGACCTCAGCCGACATCTGCCGGCACGCGCCCATGATCGCCGAGCGGGCGGAGCTCGCCGCATTCTTCGCGGACGCAGAGAAGCGGTTGAAGGCCGCGCCCGACCGTGCGCCGAACGCGACCGCGGAGGCCGAGGCCGACGCCATGCTCGCGACGACCATCGACCCGACAGCAGCCATCGACGCGGCGAGCACGAGGCCCGCCGCCGACGCCGACCCGCACGAGCCCGCGAACGTCGACAGGGCCGGCGCCGTGGCCGAGAGCGCCGGCGCCGCAGCGAGCGAGGCGGCGGCCAGGGCGCCGAGGCCGGCGGCGGCGCCGGGGGCCTCGGAGGATATCTCGGGGACCGCCTCGCCCATGGCCTCGAGACCGTCGGCCGAGGCCGTGATGGAGGACGCGACGCCCGCCATGGCGAGGTCGAGCGAACCCATGGCCAGCGCGAGCGCCGCAGTCGCGAGGGAGGCCCCGGTGGCGCCGGCCGCGAAGACCAGGAGGCCCGCCCCGGCGACGATCGAGCCGACGCCGAGCACGAGCATGCCCATTCCGCCGACGATGGCCGCGACCCCAAGGGCGGTGGTTGCCGCCGCGAGCGGCATCACGAGGCCCGCGCACATCGAGAGTCCCGCCGCAGCCACGAGGCCGCCGGCGCCCATGACGATGAGGCCGACGCCCGCCACGACCGCGGCGATGCCCAGGGCCGCCGCGGCGACGGTGCACGCCACGGCGCCCACGGCGAGCGCGAGCAGGCCGCCAGACGCCATGAGGGCACCGGGCGCGAGGACGAGCAGCGCGGCCCCGACCGCGGCGATGCCCACGGCGGCCTCGGGGCCGCAGGCGGCGATGGCGGGCAGTGCGATGGACATGACCGCGAGGCCCGCCGCGGCGAGCAGGATGCCCACGCCGGCGAGCGCGACGGCGGCGCCGAAGGCGACCATGCCGACGGAGCCTGCCGTGAGCGCCGGCCCGAGGGCGGCGGCGCCCAGGGCCAGCCCGGCGACGACCGCCACCATGGCGGCCATGCCGATTGCGGCCTGGGGCCCCGCCTTGCCGAGCTTGATCGCCGAGAGTGCGAGCAGGCCGATGCCGCCGCACGCCAACAGGACGCCGGCGCCGACCATGAGGACGGCCGCGCCGAGCGACGTCATCTTCCCGGCAGCCGGGCCGGCGGCCGCGCCGGCGGCCGTCTCGCCCGCCGCCGCGGTGGCGAGCCCGGCGCCCGCTGCGGGCGCCGATGCCCCCAGGGACAGCAGCGCGCCGCCGACCACCTTCAGAAGCGACCCCACGGGGCCGCCGGCGACCTTCATGACGAGGAAGGCGCCGCCGACCGCCTTGACGACCGGGGCCACCCCCTCGGAATGGTCGGACAGCCACTGGAACGCGTCGCCTACCGACCGGATGACCGGCTCGGCGGCCTCGAACGCGTCGTCGAGGGCGTTGGCCGCGTCCGCCGCGCCCTCGGCGGGGGACGACCACCCCGTGATCTGCGAGACGGTCGACCACACGGCGTCCCCCATGGAGGAGGCGGTATACCCGAGCGCATCGAGCGTCCCGGCGAAGGACTCCGCCGCCTCGTTGTCGAGAAGCGCCTCGCAGAACGCGGAGGTCATCTCGACCGCGCCGGCGAACGCGTCCCCGGCGACCGAGACCCCGCCCGCGACGACGTCGGAGAACACGGCGGCGAACGACGACGCCGCGCCCCGGATGCCCGGGTCGGCCATCGCGTCGGTGATGGCGCCGAACGCGCCGTTCACCGTGCCCTTCACGCCGTCGATGACGCCGACGATGTTGGACGCGCCGATGGCGCCGATGATCTTGGCGACGCCCTTGGGGAAGGCGTTGCACATGTTGGAGAACGACGTCTTGATGCCGCCCGTCGCGGCCTTTGCCTGCTCGGAGAAGCTCGTGATGCCGTCCGCGCCGTTCTTGTCGAGGTCGACCACGGCGTCGGCGAAATCCGAGACCGAGACCCTGCCGTCCTTCATCGCCTGGTAGAGGTCGGACGCCGAGGCGCTCTGGCCGAGCATCGACTTCGCGACCTGGTCGAGCTGCCCGGGCATCGCCTGCTGGATGCTCATCCACGTGTCCATCTCCATCTTGTTGGTGGAGACGGCCTTGGTGAGCTGTGTCATGGCGTTGGACTGGATGTCCTCGGACGCGCCGCCCGCGAGCACGGCGTCGTTGAATGCGAGGTAGCGGTCTGTCGCCTGGTCGATCGACTTGGACGACGGGGCGAGCTGCTGCACGCCCGTCGCGGCGGCGTCGAGCCTCGTGGGGAGCTCCGACAGCCTGTCGGACAGGGTGTCGATGCTCGCCTGGGACTCGTCGGCCCCGTAACCGAGCGACTGAAGGACCTTGGGGAAGTTGTTGAGCGTGTCGACGCGCGCGACCGCGGCGTCCACACTCGACGACACAGTCGAGACGACCCTCTGCACCACGCCGGCAACGGCGCCGGTGATGACCGCGGCCTTGGCGGAGAAGCCCGATGCGACCTTGCTCGCCATGTTCCCGCCCGCCGTGGTTCCGGCAGACCCGAATGCGCTCGAGAGCGACGACAGCGTGCTCCCCGCCGAGGAGAGGACGCCGCCGCCGATGGTGGCGATCTTCGCCATGAATCGGCCGGCAGCCCTCTCCCCCGCGGACAGCCTGTCGGTGAGCGTCCCGGCGCTTCCGCCGAGCTTTCCGAGTGCAGACACGGGTGCGGAGGTCGCGCTCGCCAGCCGCTTCTGTGCCGAGGCGAGCTTGGACTCGGCAGCCTGGGCCCGCTCCGACGCCGTCTGCGCCCTGAGCTTGGCGGTGACGAGGTTGCTTTCAGCGCTCAGCGCCCGCGCGGATGCCGGGCCGTACTTGGCGACGGCATCGTTGTACTTGACCTGGGCCGCCTCCGCCGACAATGAGGCAGACTTCGAGGTCGCCATCGCCGAGCGAAGCTCGAGCGTGGCGGATTTGACCTTGTTCTGGAGCCCCTCGACGGCGTTCGCGCTCGCCGCGCCGGAGAAGGCGGAGGAGAATGCGGCGCCGGTCGCCTTGCCGGTCGCGGAGAATTTACCAGTCGCGCCGGAGAGCGCAGAGGAGACCCTGGCGACCAGGCCGCTGCCGCCAGACTTGCCCGCCGCCGCGGAGAAGACCCTTCCGAAGCGCGACCCCGAGGAGGATCCCGCCCCGGACAGGTCCTTGTCCACCTGGGAGGCGAAGCCAGCCATGGACGGCATGACCTTTACGGATACAGATCCCACATCAGTCGACATACTGCCTCCCTACGATTCCATTCCGAAAGCCGACGCTATCTCCGACTTCGCCGCCAGCGCCGAGTCCCTGCGACGCGCATTCCTCGCGCGCTCGCCCGGCGACATAATCCGCTGCGGGGCGTTGATGCGCTTCTTGGCGTCCTCGGTGAACCCGTAGTGAAAGCACCTGAGCTCATGCTCGATCATGCTGAGCAGGCGCGTCCCGTCGTCCCACAGGTTGTCGGGCTCGAGGCGGACGAAGACCCGCGACCGTGCCGGTAGCTGGGAGTAGAGGACTTGCCAGCGGCAAAGGTCCTCGTCCGTTGCGCCGTCGAGCCCGCCGCCGATCGGAAGGTCGATTCCGTACGTCTCCCGGAAGTCGGCGACGACCTCCCCCCTCATGCAGGTCCAGGCGGCGGCGAAGCTGGCTAGTTTTTTGCCGCGGCCTCCATGGCCGCCTGGAAGAAGGCGCCCCAGCGCTCCGCCGAGCAGTCCTGCCCGTCGTCGCCGAGCGCGTCCATGTACTCGACGGTCCTGCCGTCGAAGATCTCGTCCATCGCGTCCCAGACCTCATGCATCTTCTCGGGGATGCCGTCGTAGGCCATGGCGCGCTGCACCTTCATGGACTGGATGGCCTTCACGTTCAGCTGGTACTTCTTGCCGTCGAACTCGAACTCGAGCGCGCCCTCGGGGCGCTTGGCCGCCATTAGGCCGCCGCCGTCTCGGTCGACTCGATGTAGTCGTAGCAGGTGTTGCCGTCCTCGTCGGTGAGGTACTTCATCGTCAGGGGGCGCTGGCAGAGCTCGGAGCTGGAGATGGTAAGATCGTCGAGCTCGGAGGACTGGCCGCGCGGCACGGCCTTGGTCCAGGCGCGGCCGTTCTTGAGGAGCAGGAGCAGCACGTAGGCGAAGGTCGGGTGGGAGTCGGAGTTGTGCTTGACGGTGATCAGGCCGCCCTCGTCAGTGACGTTTTTCTCGCCGTACTGGCGCTTCAGGGTCTCGGCCTTGATCTCGGCGAGCGTGAACTGAGCGGACTCGACTCGGTTGGAGTTGCTCGAATCCATGAGGTCGCCGTTCATGTCGACAGTGTCGTTGGAGTCCTCGGAGACGGACTCGACGTAGCCGTCCTCGGAGATGAAGCCGAGGCACTTGAATGCCGGGTCGAGCTCGCTCTTGTTCTTGATGACCTTGGTCGGCAGGGTGGTGCCCACGGGGGCGGAGAAGATGTAGCCGCCCCTCACGCCCTTGCCGGCGCTGACGTTGTTGGAGTTGTTCGCGTTGCTGACTTCGGCCATTCGCGCGTTCCTTTCTACTACTCGCAGACCCAGAGCTGGACCTGCACCACGTACCTCGCCCTGCGCGTGTCAGGGTCGGGCATCTTGTATTGGTTCGTGACCTCCGGGTGAAAGACATTGGGCAGCTCGTCCTCGAGGGACGGGACGGCCGCCTTCACCTTCTCGGCGAGGGCTTTCGCCGGCTTCCTGCCGCCCTTGCCCTCGGTCCCCCAGCAGTCGATATCGAGCTGGACCGGCTCGAGGAAGCCGCCGCCCCCTCCGACCTGCTCGACGGTGACGTACGGCTCCGGGTGCCCGGCGACCGGCTCGAGCGTCGCGTCGGCGCCGGCAAGTTCGCACAGGCACCTCGCGACATCGGCCTCTATATCCATGATTAACCTCCGGACGAGAGCGCCGCCCTCGTCAGTATCTTGTGTTTCGCCTGGGCGTGTTTGGCATGGTCCGAGCATGCGCTGACCTTATATCCCCTCGCGATGACGCCCTGGCAGGGCCTCACCCTAAACGCCGGGACGTCGTGGCCGTCGGGCGAAAGCATGGACGTGGCGGTCGCGGCGATGCGCTCGGCCTTGCCCCTGAGCATCCCCTGGAGCGCGGCGTTGCCGTCCATCGCCTCGGCGTAGCCGACGCGATTCCACTTGAACTTCCCCCAGCTGTACTCCCTAGCCATCGGCCGCCTCCAGCTCCACGGGGTAGCAGAATGGGCCGGGGCACGCCTCGGGCGCGTAGGGCCTCGGATCGCCCACGACGCGCAGCTCCTCGCCGCGCACGCGCACCGAGCACCCCTTGAGGCGCACGCCCGCCATGGCCTTCGGGAGATGCACCGTGTATGCCACGGTGGCGCCCTCCGGTCTGGAGGCTTCGAGGTCGGCGGTCGCGCCGGGCGCGACCACGGCCTCGACCTCCCGCACATCGACGGCCTCGGAGACCGGCTCGTGCAGGTCGTCGTACACCGTCTTGCGGGAGACGATCTCGACCGTCTCGGTCGGTATCCCAGCCATGGGTATCACGCCTCCTCCCAGCGGTCCGCCGCGGTCATGGCCTGTATGCTACGCACGCGGCAGCCCGCGAGGCCGAGGCGCTTGAGGTCGGATCGGCCGAGGTAGAGGTCGCCCGTGGGGTTGGCGAACGTGACGCTCGATGAGTACGGGCCTGTCGTCTGCGACTGCTGGGTGATACCCGCCATGGCGCCGGGCGCGTTGACCGCGCGGGCGACCATGGCCACGCAGACGGGCTTCACGTTCTCGTCGAACGTCGGGTTCGCGCCGGCGAGGTACCGGATCCCCATATGGCGCCGAAACGTCCCGCGCAGGTATGCCGAGGCGTCCTCGAGCAGTGCGGCGACCCTGCCCTCGTCCCCGTCCTCGACGGGACCGCAACGGGCGACGTAGTCGGCCACGGTCGCGAAGGCGTCCACTAGAGCGTCTCCAGGATGGCGATGAGCTCAGCCTTGGTCGCCTTGCGCGGGGCGAAGCCGTTGGCGGCCTCGATGGCATCGCGCAGCTGCTGCACGGTCATATCGTTCACAGGCTTCTCGTGCGCGGGCTGCTCGGGCTCGTCGTCCTCGGCGCCATCGTCCTCGACGGGCTCCGCACTAACCTCGGGCTCGGCGGGAGGGAGGTCGACATGGCCGCCGGCGAACAGCTCCGCGAAGCGCTCGTCGGTCAGCTCGACCTTCTCTCCCACGTAATGCACCGCGAGGGTCTCGCGGTCACGGTAAGGGTAGGAGACCAAAGCGATCATGGATGCTCCTTAGGGTTGCCTAGGCGGTCGGGGCGATGGTGCCCTTGACCACGAAGTCGATGTACTCGGCGAAGAACACGAGGCCGACGTAGGCCACGGTGTCGTAGGTCAGGCTCTTGAGCTCGGGCGAGTGGGACACGGCGATGTAGCCGCTCTCGTCGGAGTAGAAGCCGAACAGGTCGTCGCCGTCGGTCGGCGCCACGTAGACCTTGATGTTGTCCTTGACGGTGGCGTAGATCGTGCCGGCGGCCACGGAGCCGGTGGACACGAGCGTGCCCAGGCCCGCCCAGTTCTCGATGTAGGAGATGCCGAAGGCGCTGAAGACCTCGGACTCACCGATCTGCTTGGCGAAGTCGACCGGGTTGGCGAAGTAGACGGTCTCGCCGCTGCCGAAGCCGTACTCCTCGGTGAGGTTGGACAGGGCGGCCCAGGCGTTGGCGGCGGTGGCGACGAGGCTCTTGCCGGTCGCGGCGGTGGTGCCCTCGGCGCCGAGGGCGGCGACGAAGTCCTTCTTGATGTTGCGCTGCATGTCGGAGATCATCGCGGCGTCGGTCTTGTCGACGGCGCCGTCGTAGCCGCGCTTCTTGACCTCCTGGAGCGTGGTCTGCTTGCGGTAGGGCTTGAGCGTCACCTCGTAAGTCGTGACGTCCTCGTAGGCGTAGCTGGAGAGCGGGATGTCCTGGCCGGGGGTGTACGCGGCCTCGGAGAGCTTGCCGGTGATCTTCTTCTGGTGGAGCGTCTCGCCCACGGCGGCGTGGATGGGCGCGCAGGTGGACAGCATCGCCGTGAGCTTCTCGAGCGACTTGGTGAACGTGTTCACGAGGTCGACGTTGCGTGCGGCTGCGAGGGTCTTGATGTCGGGCATTCTGGCCCCTTTCTCCCCTTACTCGAAGAGGTCGATGTTGGCGGCGATGGCCGCCATGCGTTCCTTCTTGTCCTCGATTCCGAGGATGTCCTTCTTGGAGGGCTTGCCTGGCTTGGGCTTGCCGCCGGCCTCGGGGGCCTTCGGCGCGCCGCCCGCCGGCTTCACGATGGCGGCGACGGCCTTCGCCTGCTCGGTGAGCGCGTCCTCGTCCTCGCCGTTGAGCGTGGCCACGATGGAGCGGTCGAGCCCGGTGGCCTTGGCCACGGAGTCGACGAGCGCGGAGCGGGCTGCGCTCGCCTTGAGGGAGGCGTTCTCGCTCTCGAGCGCGCTAAGGCGCTCCTCGACGGTCGGGTCGGTCTTGTGCGCTGCGGCCTTGAGCTCGTCGAGCTCCTTGAGGTTCGCCTTCGAGCGGCTCTCCCACTTGCGCGACTCCTTCAGCGCGTTCTCGTAGAGCGCCTTGTAGTCGGGCGCCGGATCGGTCTCTCCGCCCTGTGCAGGGTCGATCGGATCGGTCTCGGCGGGCGTGGTCTCCTGGGCCATGCTCCCTCCATTTCCGCCCCGTGCGGGGCATCGTCTTGCCCCGTGCGGGGCGCTTTTCGGCATGAAAAAGGCCACCCGTGCGGATGGCCTGGTTCAACGTTTTGGTCGGGTTTCCCCGTATGTGCGGCGGCGAGATCACTGCCTTATGGCTAGATGCCCAGCTGCTTCTTGATGAGCTCTGAGGCCACCATCGTGCACGTCTGCTTGACGACCGACAGGGACGTCTCGCCGACTGCCCTCGAGATGGCGTCTTTCGCCCTTCCCCATACCTTGGCGGAGCGGATGGCATCGAGATAGCCGTACCCATCCCATGTCAGACGCGAGACGGTCACCCCGAGAGGCTCCTCCCCGAAGCCGTCATAGGACACCTCCGCCTCCACGAGGCCGTAGTCCCTCAGGAGCTCTACGTGGAAGGCGATCCGGTTAATATCGTACCGGCCGGAGCAGAGGGTAGTTTCATCTACCCCGCCCTCGGCGGACTCGGCGGTCATGAGGATGTACCTCACGATATCGAGGTCGCGCCTCATATCGCACCTGCGGAAGAAAAGGTGCGCGCCATCATGCGTAAGCCTCCTCGGGAAGGTTGCCGTCGATGGCGGCATAGGGCTGGCCGTTGCGGTCCTCCCAGCTTGCGCAGACGTAGTCGTATTTTTCGAGCTCTACGCCATCGTCGTCAATCCATGCGGGCTTGAACTCATCCACAAGCTCATTTGGGACGGCCCAGCCAAACATGTCCTCGCAGTGCTTCCCGCCGATGACTTGTTGAGTGGCGTCAACAGTATCGAAGAAGAAGACCATTCCGTGGCGGCTCAGTTGGGCGTTGAGTAGTTCGACGGAGTCAGTGATGTATTCGCTGAACCTATCATTCAGCCCCACCGTGAACTCGATCCCAGAGTTCGTCATATCGGGCGCTCCCTCCCCTCCTGTACTTAAATAGGGTCACGCGCACGCTCTTGTCCAAGTTGACGACAGCTATGTCGTCTCCGCGGAAGTAAACGGCACAGTGCTGCACCTCTCGACCGTTCGAGATATCGGTAAACTCTACCGCCTCATGCTCGTCGATGACCTCCGACATTATTCTATCGTACTCGTCTTGGCCAAGCCTTGACCTGTAGTCGATTCCGTATTCGCCGGCATGCTTCTTCGCATGGATATTTCTCTTTGCGCCGTTTAGCCAGTTGGGAACCTCAGAGGATATGGGAGGCCGCGCGGAATCGGAGGAAATCACCGACTCCGACTTTCTCAGCCAGCTTCGCGCCACATCGTAGAGCGTCGGCGTGGCGTCGGCATTGGCCAGGATCTTCTCGGCGAGCGCACTCGCCTCGTCGAACTCTGCGCGCGTCCTGCGGGTCCGCAGGTACTCATAGAACTCCTCGGCGTTTGCGAAGCCGTTCGCCTTGATCTCCGCGTTGAGGCGGGCCGCCGCGCTCATCCATCCGCTGCTCTTGTGTCCGACCTTGCGCATGTGCGCGGCGGGGTTGGTCTTCCTGACGCTCTCGGGCAGCTCGCCGCCCTCCATGACCCTGCGCCTGAGCTCCTCTCGCTCGGCTGCGCTCAGCCCCGCGGTCGCGTCGACCTTCTCGAGCTGCCACCACCGCTCACGCAGCTCCTCCGGGTTCACGCCCTCCACGAGCTCCGCATCGGGGTCGTCCTCGAAGCCGGGGACCACCTTGCAGTCGCAGTGGCGGTGGAAGTGCTTGAACTCACCGGCGGACTTGCGCGTGTGGTAGACCGCGCCGCGGCTCGCGAGCATGATGCAGAAGGTGCAGGTCTCGAAACCCGTCGGTACGCGCGCGAAGCGCACGCCCTTGCCGCTGTCGCGACCCACATTGGAGATGATCGTCTCGTTCAGGCTGCGGAGCGCGTCGTTGCGGGCGTACTCGCCGCACGCCCTGGCGAACGCCGCGTCGCCGCCCTTCACGAGCTTCTTCGCCTGGTAGCGTGCGACCTCGTCGACCGATTCTGGCCTGTACGTCGTCATGGTGACGGCCTGCTGCAGCCTGGCGCCGCTGCGCTCTGCGAGGTCGTCGTACCACTGCGCCGCAAACTCCGCCGCGACGTCGTCGTAGCCCTGCACGAAGCCCTCCATGATGAGCTTCGCGGCCTCGCGCTTCTCGGCGACGGTCGCGCCCTCGTGGGCGCGGCACCAGGCGAGCACGGCGGCCTCCACATCGGATGCCGCCCCGTCGCCTATCTTCGCCACGGCCCGGTTGTAGGCCGCGAACTCCCGCGCGCTAATCATCGGCGGTCGGCGCGGGCTCCGCCGCCTGGGTGACGCCCGCCATCAGGTCGAGCGCCGCCGAGCGCGTCACGTTGCGCCTGATCTCGGAGGAGACGTTGCGCACCTCGTCGTCATCGAGGCCGTTGAGCCGCCAGAAGGTCGGCGTGCCGGCGAAGCCGTCGACCACAGACGCGAGCTTGATGGAGCTGTCTGTCTGCTGGGCCAGGGTCGGCATGGCGGGGTTCAGGAAGTGGACGGACACGCCGCATGCGTCCTCGGCCTCCTCGTAGGAGCACCCGAGCTCGGTGGCGATCGCGGCGGTCGCGGCGTTCGCCAGCGCCGCCTTGGCCTCGCGGATGAAGCTCTTGCACTTGAGGATGAGCGGCTCGTTCTCGGCGTAGATCGCCTCGGCGGAGCTGGGGTTGTCGCTCATGATGCCGAACTGCCCCACGTGGATGCCGGTCGCGGCGCTCATGCGCTTGCACAGGTTGCCGAAGTGCTCGGTCATGGGCTGCATGCTCGGCTGCGTGAGCTGCCCAAACTGCGGTATCGTGCCGTCCTCGGTCTTGGTGACCTCGAAGATGGAGCCGATGAAGGCGCTCCACTTGGTCTTGTCGGCGAACGCGTCGCCGTCGGTGCCCAGCAGGTACTTCTGCGTGGACGCGGCGAACGCGGCGGCGATCTCCTCGTTGACGTTGGCGCGCATGGCGCAGTCGATGTTCCAGCGCACCTCGGAGTTGATCCTGGACACGCCGAAAGGCCGGTCGTCATCGGGGTTGTGCGGCATGACGAACATGGGCACGGCGCCCAGGCCGTGCTCCACGTACTCCGCCGCCCACTCGTTGCGGCGCACCTCGCGGATGCGCACCATGCGGTCGGGCAGCATCACGTTGACCCAGTCCGGGCGGTTCGTGGGCCGCCCGCGGTCCTTGGCGAAGGAGACGACGAACATGCCGGAGGACAGGCACTCGTGGACATCGTCCCAGATGCCCGTGCACAGCGTCGGCGGGTACGCCGAGATGCGGGCGTGCCCGTCCTCGTCCGCCGTCACCACGAGCATGGAGAAGCAGTACTTGAGCGCGGAGTTGACGGCCTTGCCGACGCGCGTGGCCATCTTGTTGCGCTTGGCCACGGAGGTGAGCAGGCCGTCGAAGTCCTCGTCGTCGGGGCACGTGAACCCGTCGAAGGCGATGTGGTCGCGCATGACCTCCACGCACTTGTAGCCCCAGCCGCACGCGACCTCCAGGTCGCGCAGCGAGTCGGGGACGGCGATGCCGAGGTCCTTGAGCATGTTGTGCGCCTCGTAGTAGTCCGAGCGCAGGAGGTTGCCCCTGTAGTGCGTCTGCCAGCTGTTGAGCAGGCAGCGCACCGTTTCACGGTCCTCCTCGAGCAGGCCGTCGGCGGACGCCACGGCGTAAGGTATCGAGATCAAGTGACCCTCGCCTTCATTCCGGGTTTTCTCTTCGATGTGTTGAGCGCGAGCAGCGCCAGCCCCGCGGCCTCGATGGGCGCGGCGTTGTCGCCGCCGAAGCCCCAGCCGCCCGACGAGCCGATCTTGCGCTTGGGGGACGTCTCGGCCGACAGGTCGAGCGCCGGGCACGCGATGTGCGTGACCGAGCCCGCCTTCGCGCCGGACGAGATGAGGTTCGCGGCGGTCACGGCCTGGTCGGTGCTCGGGCGCAGGATGTAGTCCTTGGGCATGCCCATGCCCTCGAGCTTGTCGCACAGGGCGCCGGCGCCCGCCTTGCCGTCGATGGCGACGCAGGCGTACCTGCCCGCCCTCGCGGCGATCCAGTAGGCCAGCCAATCCGTGCTGGGCTCCGGGTCCTCGCAGAAGGGCAGCTCCACGTGCACGGTCGGCGATCCGGGCGGCCGCACGGCGCACGCAACGGCGACGGTCGAGCCGTCGGCGCTGAATCTCACGCCGGCGCAGATCCTGCAGCCGTCGGTCAGCTCGGGGCCGCCCTCCACGAGGCACTCGCCCCATGCGCCGGCGCCGATAACGGGCGGCTCAACCTGCGTCTGCGGGGGCAGCCAGTAGCCCAGGTATTCCTGGGCGGCACCCAGCTCGTCCATGTCCTTCATACCGGTGCGGATGGCGCGGATGTCGGCATGGTATCCGAGCGAGGGCATGACCTCCGGCCAGCGGCTCTCGTCCCAGATGTCGCCGATCTCATCGACGCCGTACTCGAGCCACAGCAGGTCGGACGCCTTCTCGCCGCCCTCCCACGCCTGCTGCCGGAGGTTCTTGAACACCTCGGCGGGGTTCCCCGCGCGGGTCGGCGTGCCGGCGTAGACGATCATCAGGTTGTGCTTCGCGCCGGACGTCGTGGTCGGGTTGATGACCTGGGTGTGGATGCCCGTGAGCTCCTGGGCCTCGTCGTATATGACGATGTCGAACGAGAAGCCCAGGCGCGATGACTTTGTCCTCGTCGAGAACTGGATGACGCCGCCGGAGCTGAACCGCATCCACTCCTGGCCGGTCTGGGAGCAGACCTCGACCAGGAGCTTGCGCCAGCGCGGGATTCCCTCGGACGTGTCACCGGGGCGGCGGCCGAAGATCTTGCGGAAGCGGTCGACCATCTCCATGGTCGTGGAGTAGTTGTGCTCGGTCCACAGCACCTTGTAGCCGGCCAGCGCCGCCATGACCGCGACCCACACGATGAGGTCGACGGACTTGCCCTGCTGGCGCGGGATGGAGATGCCGACGCGGGGGTGGACCCATTTGCCGCTCGCGTCCACGGCTCCGATGTCGTGGGCGAGCTGCTCCTGCCACGGCACGAGGTCGTAGCCCATCGTCGGGGCGAGCTCGACCGCGAGCGGGCCGAGGGACCTCTCGTAGGGCTGGACGACGCGCAGCCTCGGCTTAGCCGAGGACGTCGCGCAGGACCGAGACGGCGTTGATGATGACATCGTCGCCACCGTCCTCCCCAGCCCCCTCTATTCGTTCAATCTGGTCGAGCGTCTCGCGGTACTCCTTGGCGAGCCTGGCCGCCTGGCTGGGCTCGGCGTCGTAGAGCTGCCGCTCGATGATCTGCCGCACCCACCGGAGCCTCCCGAGCGTGTCCTGGCGGCCGTCCGGGCCGTCGGCCGGGGGCGCTGAGATGCCAGCGCCCACGGACTCCCCCGTGGACTCGTCGGTCGCGATCTCGCCACTCTCCTTCATTCTCTTGATGAGCGCGCACACGCCGGAGCGCGAGCGCTTGAGTTTCTTCGCGATAGCCGCAGGTCCGAGCGCCGGGTACGCGTTCTTGACGAACTCGCGCTCGTCCGCGGTCCAGGGCTTGCCCCTCGGCTTCGTGGACTTCGTGGACATTCCATGCACCTCCCGGTATGGACTCGGTTTTGGGGCCTGCGCAAAAAAGGCGCAATGCCGGGGGGCGAGCCTTCGGCCCCCGGGGGGGGGCCATCCCCCAGGGTCGGCTCACCACGGCAGCGAGGTCGAGCAGCCCACGTCGCGGGGGCGCGGCGATATCGAGCCGTTGAGAGCGGCGAGACTCTTGTTGCCGCGCCGCTCGTTGCAGATCCGGTGGGCCGGCGCGACGTTCGCGCGATCGATGGGCGAGCCGCCCTTGGACACGGGCACGATCTCGTCCACCTCAAAGCTCATCGGGTCGCCCGCAGGCAGGTCGTAGTCGATGGCCATGCCGCAGATGTGGCACGGCAGACCCTGCGCCTTGAGCCAGGCGCGCACCTGCCGGCGGGCGTGGCCGTTGGCGTAGCGGGTCTTGGTGGCCACGGCTATCGCTCCACGGGAGAGCGGCCCCGGTTGGCCATGCATTCCTCGAGCCCCACGTAGCGCAGGCGCTCGACAGACTTGCCGGCGCCGGAGCCCCTAGGCTTGACCGCGCGGCGGGCGATACCCAGCGCGCGGCGGAACGCCCATGCCATGACGGTGTCGTACCGGCTAGCGGCGCGGACGATAGTCTCGCGTGTGACCACGGACCCACCTCATTAGGTTGTTGTTCAATAGAAAGGCCGGAGTCCCTGAACTGCTGAAGGGAACCCCGGCCACTCATCTGTGCTTCCACGCACATCCGACCCGCACACCGCGCGGGCGGCGCTGCGAATCGACACCCTAGTTATATCCCAGAAGAAACCTGCAACGGTCTGCAATTGTGTGCAATCGTCTGCAACTATCTGCAATTGTCTGCAGAAGTGTGCAATCGTCTGCAATTGCATGCAGTCCCATAAAGACAGAAGGCCCCGACCGCACATGGCGATCGGGGCCGACATGCTGACGCGAACCAGCCATCCAACTATATAGCCGCACGGCCCACGCCAGCCCTTGCGGTGGCGATGCCCACCATATCGACGCAGTCCAGGGCCAATGACATATCTGAATGGACCGACCTCACCGACACGCCCAAGGTCCCCGCGATCTCCTGCAGTGTGCGGTCCTCGCAGTAGCGCAGCTCCAGCACGTCGCCCCAGCGCTTGCCCGGGTTGGCCGAGCGCACCCCTGCGCACAGCTCGCGCCCCCGCTCCACCTCATGCCGCAGCTCGGACAGTTCCTCGCCGCTGCGGCGCTCGTAGTCTATGCGGTCGTCGGTCGACCTCATGAAGTCCGTGCCGTGCGCGCCCTTGCCCACGGCGTCGTAGCGCTGGGCGCGCACCTGCTCGCGCGCCTGCATCGACTGGATGACCGCCAGGCGGCGGTCGATGCCGCGCTGGGCGGCCCGTACAGTCTCCAAATATTCCCGTGCATCCATGTGACCTCCCGCGTGGTACCATGCTCTACGCCACATAGAGGATGCCGGGAGGCGTCTTTGCCAAAGGCCGCCGGCGCTCCTGCGCCAGCGGCCTTAATTATATATCTACCTGCGGAAACTCAAAATCTCATCGCGACCTCGCGCCGCATGGCCATGATCTCGTCGTACGCCACGCCCGAGCCTGCCAAATAGCGGTCGACCCTGTCGCGCTTCGGCTTGGTGCCCTTGCGGCGGGCCTCCTTCACGCGGCGCAAGTCGTGCTCGCGCCGGCACGCCTCCGAGCAGTACTTGGCGTGGGGCGCCTTCGGGACGAAGACCCTCCCGCAGATCGCGCAAGCCCTCTCCTGCACGTTCCACATCACGGTCATCTCGTCGACCTCCTGCACCTGCGGGCGCGGCGCGCCTCGATGCTCTTGCGCACGCGGCGGTTCTCGATAATCATCCGCCACAGCTTCTCAAATAACTTCATCGCTTAGCCTTCCTCGTCGGTCATTCTCCCACCACCTCTGCTCCGCAGTTGGGACAGTATTTAAACGGCTCCCATGGTCGGTTAAATGTCGTCCGACACCTGTCGCATCGAACGCTGTCCTCGAACTCGTGGTCCGTCTCGCCGATATGGCACGTCGGGCGGTCGATGAGGTCTGCAAGGGCCGCGTACATCTCGTTCTCAACCTCGTGGCTGAACTTGCCGGCCACCTCGACACCGACAGAGTTTGCAATTACATCGAGTGAATCGACGTGACGGTATGCCCCGGTCGATGCTTCGCGCAACTCGGCCACCGCTCGTCTGCGCTCTTCTTCGTTAATCATTAAGTACCTCCGCTTCCTTTATGCGCACGCGGCGGTTCTCAACGATCATCCGCCACAGCTTCTCGAACAACTTCATCGCTTAGCCTTCCTCGACCTCTTGAGTGCGCGGGCGCGGTCGCGCTGCAGCGCCCTCGCCCTTCGCTCCGAATCCCTGATCTCCCTCGCCGACACGCTCGGCGCGTCTGCCCGGCCGTGCACGAGCGCCCGGCGCGCGGGGCCCGAAACCAGATCGGGCACCATGCGCCAGGCGGTCGCGCGGAACAGCTCGGCCGCCGAGCGGATCACCTGCCGTCCTCCCCCGTCTCGACGAATACAGCGTCAGTCGTGCGCCATCTCGAGTACGAGTCCATCAGCATCGCCCAGAGCAGGCAGAGCGTCGAATCTTCCCTCAGGCTTCCTGCACCTCGCATACTAAGGTCGTATCTCAACCGAAGGGAGCCTCCGTTGTCGGGGCAGTAGACTCGCACGCCCAACGGCAGGAGCATCTTGTCGTGCAGCTCGTCAGCAAGGTCGCGAGGGCACACGAGCCAGTTATCGTCGCCTCGGAACGTGAGGCCGTGGCCGCTCTTGAAGTCAGCCATGCACGACTTGACCTCAACGAACACGAACCGCCCGTGCTCGAGCTTCATGTTTCGTCCTCCGACGCCCGGAGAAAATGCCATGAAGTCGACCCTGTGATCGGGGTCCACCCATACCTCCTGCGCGACGAGGGAGAACTGCCTGCGGAGCTTCTTCGCCACCTTCTCGGACAGCTCTTCGGTCACATCCCTGCGGCTCATTCGCCATCACCTACCAGCCTGCTTAAAAGACGCTCCATGCTCTCATCGCATATTGCGAGCGTGGCCGCCTCACCAGCCCAGACCTTTTTGCCTGCGACGTTGACGAATGAGATCTTGTCCATGTTGACGATGTACCTGTAGCCATCGTCGTCGTATAGCTCAATGAAATCTCGGCTCATTAAAGCTCCTCTCCGCAGAACGGGCAGTACTTGATGTCCTCTATGTAGGCGTCCGCCGTCACGTCGGCGCTGACGCAGTCGCCGACCCCGCCGTTGACCGAGATGTCGAGCATCACGCTGGTGTCCAGCTCAAGCCTGATGATCGGCTCGCCGTTATATCGGCGCATCAGGGTCATGGAACCAACGGACCAGTTGCGAACACCTCGGTCGGGCGCAGAGTGGATGGACGCGATGCGCGACCCACCGCAGAAATAGCAGCTCATTCGTTCTCACCCCTCAGCTTGTGGATGCGCGCTATGACATCTTCCAAGAAGGCATGGGAGCAGGTGCATTCGCAGTTCTCGAGTTTGCAGCCATCGCAGTCCTTTATTCCACGATCGAAATACGAGCAGACGACTTCCGGTCGATGCTTCGCAATCTTGCCCAAATCCTCCTCCAGTCTCTCCCAGCTATCGCGCGGCGTGAGGTAGAGGCCACTTGTGGGGAGCAACCCGTCCTCGCCCCTTGCATCCGGGCTGAACGCTTTCCATACCGAGCTATGGCCGAACACATCGTGTCGATAGCGATAGCTGGTGACGCGCACCTTTCTGTCGTTTGCGTCAAACAGCACCTCGGTGTCCAGCGAAATCTCGCGACCCTCATGGTCCCTGGGAAGTGCGACTTCTCTCATTTCTCGCTCCATTCCTTCACGATCTCCTTCTCCTCCGCGACCATGATCAGCGCCTTGTTGAGGCATCGCCTCGCCTGGCGCAGCTCGTCGCAGGCGGTCGGGCCCATGCCCGCCCCGATCGACCTCTTGGCGTCCTCGAGCCTGCCGATGGCGAGGTCGATCCAGTCTGCGGGCCCGCACCTGTAGCTCACCGCGACTCACCCCTCACGCCGAAGATGTCGGCGAGGATGTCGCCGGGCGTGGCCATGAACGGCTCGGTGCTCACGGGGTCGTACTGCACCTCGAGGTAGTTCGGGTAGCCGATCGTCACGCCCGTCGGCTCGCGGCCTGGCAGGCACTGGTAGCCCCAGAGCACGCTCACCATCTCGTCGTCCAGGATGGTCACGGTGCGCTCCACGCGCAGCCTGTAGCCGCCCACCCGCTCGGTGTCCTGCGTGTCGTCGGCCCAGGGAATCCGGTGCCTGTCGAGGGCGTCTCGGTAGGCCCTCATCACCGCTGAGATCTCGGTCAAAACCTCTCACTCTCCTTCTCAAAAGAATTAGGCGTTCTTTGCCGCCGGGTCTCCCCCGCCGGCCCCGTTTCCGCCGTCTAGCGGCGGGAACCCCATCGCCTGCTGGCCCAGCTGCCCCGCCGCCGTTGGCACACCTTTGGCATACCTCCGGCGCGGCTCCTCGCCCCTCGCGATGGCGGCGATGTCCATCCGCAGGTCCTCCCTGGCGCGCTTGCGGGCGCGGTACTCGTCGAGCTTCTGCTTCTTGGCCAGGCGCGCGCCCTCGTCGGCGCCGATGACGTTGGCCATGTAGATCCGCGTCACGTCGAGCGGGCGCCCTGCGGCCGGGTCGAAGCCGTCGAGCATCTCCCTGAGGGTGATCACGACGCCTCACCCAGCTCCCGCTCGAGCTCGGCTATGAGCTCGTCATCCGTCTTCGCGGGCTGCCACACCGCCGCGCGCTCGACCTCCTGGGAGGTCTGCCCGCCGCGGGCCTTGCGCTCCGCGTCGTAGCCGCGCTCGCGGTCTGACCAGCTGCGGGCGACCGGCTCCCATTTCGCGATGGGGAAGCCCTGCCTGGTCCACCCGTTGGCCTCGTAATAGTCGAAGAACTTCCGGGCGCTGCCGCGAAGGCAGTTAGCCGCGAAATACGCCTCGACCTCCTCGAGGGCAGGCGGGACGAACTCTGCGCCACCTCCCCCTCTGTTTTCACAATCTGAGGGGTTAATCCAGACTCCTAACTCCTCTTCCTCTTCCTCTTCCTCTTCGCTTGCGCGTTTGCTTTCCGTTTTGCTTGCGCGTTTGCTTTCCGTTTTGCTTGCGCGTTTGCTTTCCGTTTTGCTTGCGCGTTTGCTTTCCGTTTTGCTTTCGGTTTTGCTTTCGGCTTCGCTTGCTGCGCTGCCACGGCTCAGCCCGCCCTTCCTTCCGGCCTCCGCCCTGGCGCGGCTGTTCTCGAGGACCGGCATGATCAGTGTGATGGCCATCCTCTGGGCGTCGGTGCGCGGCTCGGGCACCTCTCCGGTCACGAGGTAGCGCACCATCATGCCGAGCAGCTCGTTGCTCTCGCGCCTGTTGCCGAGGCACAGCGCGCCCTCGACGAGGGAATCAAGTATCGTCATCCGTCTCACCTCCGTGAATCGAATCGGTAAAGGCCGCGGCGGCGGCCTGGTCGCGGCCCGGCATGACCGAGCCGTAGGTCTCGAGCGTCGTCTTGACGTCGGCGTGGCCCAGCCGCTCCTGCACCGTGCGCATGTCGAAGCCGTGCATGAGCAGCCACGTGGCGTGCGTGTGGCGAAGGGAATGGAACACCGTCTCCTCGGGCAGCCCGAGCTCCCGCACGAGCGACTTGAAGCGCCTCGTCACGGTGGAGGGGCGGGCTATGCCGCCGGCGGGCCCGAAGGTCACCACCAGGGCCGCCGGCCCCCTGCGCGCGAGCCACGTGTCCTGCCATTCCAGATGGCGCTGCAGCTGGGCCTCGACGGCCGGCGCGAGCGCCACGTTGCGCACGTGCCTGCCCTTGGTGTAGGCCTGCCGGTGCAGCTCGGGCTTCTCGACCGCCTGCCCCACCACGTGGATGTCGTGCAGGGCGCGGCGCCAGTCGCGGCGCTGCAGCCCGCAGATCTCCCCGACGCGCATGCCCGTGTTGAGGGCGAGGTAGGCCGCCATGGCCTCGGTGCGCCGCGAGATGTTGGCGCCCGACGCGGAGCGCGAGGACATGGCGGAGACCAGCGCGCGGGACAGCTCGTCGGTGTCGCACTCGGACAGCGCGAAGGGCTCCACGGGGTCGGGCGACGGCGCGGGGACGTCGAGCATGATGTCGCGCCCCAGCGCCGGCCTCCACGAGCGGTAGGCGCCCTTCAGCAGCGCGTGCATCTTGAGCAGCGTCTTGGGCTTCACGCCGCTGCCCGTCCTGGGGGCGAGCAGCATGCGGTACGCCGCCGACACGTCCCAGGGCTCCACCTGGTCGTAGGGCAGGCGCCCGATGGTCGGCTCCACCATCGTCCTGACCGCGCTGCGGTACGTGGCGACGGAGTTGTCCGACAGGCCGTTCACGGGGTCCGAGATATAGGTCTCGAGCATCGAGGACAGTCGCTTGGAGCTGTCCCGCGCGGACGACGGCGCGAAGGTCGCGACCCATGAGTCGCACTCGGCCTGGGCCTGCTCGCGCGTCAGCTCCGCGTCCCACGACCTGTACGGCCTGATCCGCCTGCCCGTGACGCGGTCGGTGCCCATGTAGGGGCGGGCGAACCAGCGGCCGTCCGCCCCGCGCTGCACGACCGCCCGGCACTCGCTAGAAGTCGGCATCGACGCCCAGCTCCGCAGCCATGTCGCGTATCTCCCTGCGCGCGTCCAGGTCGAGGGCCTGGACGCTGTCGGCGTGCCCGTGGGGGTCGGCGCCGAGCACGGCGAGGAGCATGAACTTGCGAGCGATATCGTCCGGCGCGCCCGTCTGGCGGAAGGCCTCGTAGAGCGTGTCGGCGCACGCGGAGGTGAGCATGAGGAGGTCGACAAGCCCGCCCGAGCCCACGAAGCACGCGTTGCCGGTGCCGTCGCCGTTGCCGATCGAGACCGTCGCACAGCGGCATTCGAACGAGTGGACCTCGCCGCACGCCTCCACCGTCACCCTGACCTTCTTATCGCTACTCATCCTTCTCCTCCTTGGCGCTCGCCTGCACCCTCTCCATGAGCCACACGTCCTCCTCGCCGGGCTCGAAGCCCGCGGAGCAGAACATGTCATAGTGGTCGAGCCACGCCTCCGCGTCGTCGCCGCCCCAGCGGTTGTTGAGCTGGGCCATGTCCTTGGCCGCCGCCATGAGCCAGCAGCCGACCTCGTACTTCCCGGGATCCGTCGCTCCGAGACGTGCCATGAACCTGTCTCGCGCCTGCTGGAGGCGCCCTTCGCCCATCGGGCCGGACAATCCAACCGGAACTATGCGGTTCTCGAGCACATGCCGCGCAATGCCATCGCACACAACGAAGGCTCCGTCCGCGGTGAAGTCGACCATGCGCCAGTACAGGTCCTTGAGCGCCTCGTCCTCGCGCGCGGCCTCCTGCTCGGCCCGGATCTCCTCCTCGGTCTTCTCGGGTTCCGCGCCCGAGCCGTCATCCGGCTCGTAGAGGTCCCAGTAGCTGCCCTTCCACACGGCGACGGTGCCGGCGGCGAACTCCTTCCCATCGAGTTTCTGGGCGGCGAGGCCGACGTTGACCCAGTCCGTGTAGTTGAAACCCTCGGGCTGCTCCTTCACCACGGGAATCGCGGCGTCCCCGAACGCGTCGTAGTCCTCGGCCTTGGCCTCCTCGCGCTCGACGCGGCGGCGGATGCTGTCGGCCTTGCCTGCCCAGCCCTCGCCGGCGGCCAGCACGGCCTCAATGTCCTTCTCGTCGTCGAAGGCGCTCGCGGCCTCGAGCTGCTCCAGCGTCACCTGCACGCCGGCATCGATGCGACCGCGCAGCTTGCGCGCGGCGCGGATCTGCCCGGCGGTGGCGCGGCTCGCGCGCTCGATGCGCTGCTCGTCGACGCCCAGCACGAGCATCTGCTGCACGCCGCGGGCGCGCTCGGCCTCGGTCAGCTGGCGCTTGTCGTCGGTGGCGAGCATGGCCACGAGCTCGTTGGCCTCGTCCATGCTCTCGGCCACCAGCGCGGACACCTCGCGGTCCTCCCCGTAGATGGACGACAGCGCGCGGTAGCGGCGCTCGCCGTCGACGATGCGGAACACGTTGCCGTCCGCCACGACCACGGGCGGGTTCAGCGGCTCGCCGCCGGTCGCCTCGATGCTGCGGGCCAGGGCGCCGATGTCGCCGAAGTCCTGGCGTGGGTTCTGCTCGCTCGGGCGGATGTCGCCCAGGCGCACAGACTTCTTCTCAAACTGCATGTCATTCCTCCTGGTCCTAGTAGTACATCCCGCTCGGCGTGGTCCCCTCGATGGCGCCCGCGACCGCGAGGAGCGCGAGCATCGCGACGGCGCACACCACGCTGCGCACGCGCTCGGGAAGCGAGTCCCACCACGCGCCGAGGCGGCAGCCCGCCTCCCAGACCAGATCGCCCATCACGCCACCCGCCTCGGACGGCGCGCCGGCACGCAGTCGGGCGACGGCAGCGCCGGCACCGCCCCGCGCGCCATGATGGCGGCGTCGATGTCCTCGCTGCGCACCACCTCGCGCGAGCTGTTGGGGTTGAGCGACGGGTAGCGCGGGATGATCCCCTGCATGACCATCGCGCGGAACGTGACGTTGTCGCAGCAGGCGTAACGCGCGCCCTTGGCTATCGACATCCACATGGCCTTCTCCTTTCATTCGTTGAGCCAATCCCTTGCCGGAGGGCCGCACCGATAGATGCGGCCGGAGGGCGCTCCCCCGCCAAAGGGAGCGGTGCCGCCGCCCCGCCAAGTCGGCGGCGGACACCTTGCGGGCCGGAAGTAGGGGGTCCGGCCCCGTCGCGCCACGGGCCCCGCGGAATGGGGCGGTACGGAACCCGTGGCGCGACGGGGGCGGGCCCGCCGTCAGTCGCAAGGCGAGCTGAGGACCCACGCAACGATGAACGGAATCGCGGCCGAGAAGCACATCCGCGCCAGGCCGTAGGCCCCCTGCGCCGTGCACAGCCACCCCGCGGCGTCCATCACGACGGCCGAGGCCAGCAGCGCCCGCCTCATTCGCGACCGCGGCCGAACGGCCACTCGCCCGGCGCCGGGTCGATCTCCATGACGTCGTAGGACACCGGGTCGAGCGCCTGCCTGCGGTCGAGCTCCACCAGTCGCGCCATGTAGGCGACATCGCCGGCCAGGACGTGCTCGCGAAACGCGTCGCGCGCATCGACCAGGAACTCGAACACCTCCGTGTGCCACTCGGCGTCCTCGCCTGCCCACGTCACCATGCCGCCCAGGGTCGTGATGTCATCGGGCAGCTCGTAGCTCTTGCCAGTCATTCCTCTTCCTCCAGATCCTCCATGGGCACGCCCAGCGCCCTCGCGAGCCGCTTGGCCGCCCCGTACTTCGCGTCGGCTATCCCCCGGCGCTCCCAGTTCCAGACCGTCTTCTCGGTCACGCCGACCATGACGGCGAGCCGGTACTGGGAAAGACCGGCCTCCCTGCGCAGCCGCGCAATCGCGTTTCGTGTCGCCATAGCCCGTAACCTCTTTCCTGTAGTCGCTTTCAATCCGCTGCTTACGGCGGTACAATCCAAGCGTCCTGTCAACCGACGGAAGGGAGTCATCTCCTTGAAGGCAGTTTTGAGGACGCGGGCCGCCGTAAAGTAGGGCCCCGCCCGGCATACGGAAGCCGGAAAAGCCCGAGCCGAAGGCGTCGGCGCAACGACGCGCGGCGAGGCAGCCAGACCGCGGGCTACCGAAAGTCCCGCCGAAGCTCTCCAGTCCCTCTCCCGATCAGCAGTCATAAATGGGGTATAGGGCAGGCACGGGGAAATCCGGGCGGGATCTGGTCTGATAACCGTGCAGGATGGCGGATAACGACCCGGCTAGGGAGGCGGCGAGGGTTGCGCACCGAACCGCCCCCGAGACCGGAACCGCCGGGGATCCGCATCTCTCTCATGACTTTCCATCTATTCCCCCATCCCTACGCGGCCTCGTCCGTGTTCCAGCCCATCAGGTCGTTGGGCGTGCATCCGAGGGCCTGGGCGATGGCATACGCCTTGTCGACACCTGGAACCATCGAGCCGTTCTCGTAGCCGATGATTGAAGATGCCGAGAGCCCCGCCTTGTTGGCCAGCTGCTCCTGAGACATATCGGCGCGAGCACGGGCGGCGCGCAGGTTCGCTCCGAACTCGTCCTTTGAAAACTTCATCTCTTCCTCCTTCTGAAATAGGGAACTTCTTCCCTGTGTAAATCAGAGTATAGGTAATATCTTCCCTATTGCAATAGCAAACTAGGGCTTTTCTTGCCTTTTCTTTTGTGTATCTATAGAATCCTCGGTAAATACTTCCCTATATTGGAGGTGACGATGAACCTAAAACTTAAGCAGGCTAGGAAAGAAAACGGATATTCACAGGCCGATCTAGCAGACGCGTTGAACGTTGACATCAAAACGGTAGGCAACTGGGAACGCGGGAAGACCCTTCCCGATATTGAGCAGCTCTGGAAGTGTGCGACGGTTCTGCACACCGACCCCAACGACCTCCTCGGCTGGTACGAGGAGCATCCCGAGGACAGGCCGACGGCGCCGGCGGGCGCGGAGGGCGAGCTGATTACCTGCTACCGGCAGAGCACCGAGAAGAGGCGCTCGAAGATCCTGGAGACGGCACGCGACCAGGCCGAGCTGTCCCAAAATCAGGCTGCAGCGCCTGAAATCGAAGGGCTGGAAGCGGATCAAGTAAGGTCCGCGTAGGCATTCAAAGGAACCACCTGCGAGATTGGCAGATAACATGGGAATGTACGATTCAATCGACCGCCTGGTGAACATGTGCGACGAGGTCATCGAGAGCGACCCGCCCGGTCTCAGGCAGAAGGTGGTGGCGAGGTACATGACGGTATTCGGGGAAATCATCGAGCGCGAGACCGGGACCAGAGTGATGGGCAATACCAGTCCCGACATGATCGATATCACGTCCATCGAGACGATCCGCGAGCTGCTGCTCGCGCACCGGGACCGCATGGAGTACGAGTACATGATGGCCAAGGCGACCGCCGACCAGATCGAGGCGAGGGCGACCGCCACCGTCGAGGCGACCGTGGTGGTCGACTTCAACCAGACCATCAAGCAGATATCGAACAGCCAGGGCCTGTCGCCCGAGGACCTCGCCGCCGTGAAGCTCGCCCTCGCCGACCTGCGTTTCGCCGCCGAGGAGAAGGATGAGGGAGGCTTCGTCGAGAAGGCAAAGGACGCGCTCGACCTCGCATCCAAGGCCGCGGGGCTCGTCCCCAAGGTGGCCAAGGCGATCGGCACCCTCGCGGCGCTCCTCGGGGCGTAGCCGCTAGTTAAAAGAATAGGGCGCACCCGGAGGCACGCCCTATCCGACCTTCCCAACTATCGCCAAGCGAAGAACCCAGGGGTACGTATCGATGGGAGGGGACCTTTAATGAACCATTCTAGCTGTCGGCGGGAAGATCGCGGGCTTCCTCTAGACGCCCATGTACCCGATGAGGACCCATTGCCCGGTCTGCGGGCACCTCACGGCACGAACGTCGTACTCGGATGCCAGGGAGTACGCGCACGGCTTGAGCGTCGCAAACGGGACGGGGCCCGCGGTGCCGTCCTTCACGCCCAGGGCGACGACCCTCACGGTGTCCCCGCGCTCCTGCGACTCGAGCTCGTACCCCAAGCTCAACGGGATGCCCGTGAGCCCGTCGTAGATCATCGTGTCGGGGGAATCGTCCTCGTACGTGTATGCGCCGACGCTATAGCGAGCCATGGGTACCTCCGGGAGCGTGAATGGTGTTCATCACGATTATGACCCGCGGCACGGCAGTGTTTTTCAGGTTTTTCCGGAAAAACCCAAGCTGGCACCCCAGCTGTCAAAGATTCTTTGACAGCTCCAGACATAAAGAAACCCCGTGCGGCAATCTTGACGGATCCGTGTGGTCAATTTTAAAACTGTAAATACTTGATAATTTACTTGATTGTTAACTATCAACTGTTTATAATTAAATTGTCGAAAGGAGGAGAGATGCCCAAGGAGCAGGAGCCCGCGCAGGTGCTCAAGCGGTTCAAGAAGGAGGGTTGGACGCTCTACACCGGCAAGGGCAGCCACGTGGTCGCGCGAAAGGAAGGAATCCAGATCAGCGTGCCCACCTCCAAGAAGGAGATACCGATAGGGACGTACCGGAAGATAGCTAAGACGGCGGGGTGGCTCTAGCCCCGCCCCCTTGGGGGTCGAAAGATATGAAGACATACGTTTACCAAGCAGTGCTCACACCCGACGAGGACGGCGGCTACGACGTGGAGTTTCCCTCACTGCCGGGATGCTTCACCTGCGGCGACACGATTGCCGAGGCCGCCGAGCAGTCCGTGGACGCGGCGAGCACCTACGTGGCCGCGCTCGTGAAGGACGGTCTTGCCGTGCCTGAGCCCGAGTTCATCGAGCCCGTAGACGGCGGGCTCTCCATGATGGTCGCCTTCTCCACGGACGAGGGGTACATCGTGGAGGGCGAGACGGTCTCGGCGGCCGAAGCCGCGCGCAGGCTCTCCGTCTCCCCCGGCAGGATCACCCACATGCTCGACTCGGGGATCCTTACGGGCTACCGCAAGGGCCGCCGCACCTACGTGACCGTGGAGAGCATAGCGGCGCGCCTGACCGACACGCCCCGCTCGGGCAGGCCCAAGCGCCGCGCGGTCGCGTAGTCGGCCTCAACGCAAACAAAAAGCCCCGTGCGGCAATCTTGGCGGATCCGCACGGGGCATATGCCCTCCGGCAAAAGGGAAAGGCAGGACCATTATATGGCAACCAACGATACTTCAAGGTCAAAACTCGGCTCCAAGCGCGAGGTCGCGCCCGGCAAGTGGGTGATCCGCGTGCAGGCGGGCTTCCGCGCGGACGGCCACGTGCGCCGCGTGTCGCGCACCGTATACGGCACCGAGACCGAGGCCGATATCGCCATCGCCCAGCTCGCGCAGGAGCTGGGTGTGTCCCAGGCGGCGCACGCGGGCGTGACGCTCGACATGTACTACTGGGGAGTTTTCCGCGACTCCCCCAGCAACCGCGGCAAGCCGCGCTCCAAAGCGAGCCTGCGCGAGTACGACGGGCAGATGTGCAACTACATCTCCCCCGTCCTGGGGAGCATCGACATCTCCGAGATAACCCACGACATGATGCGAAGCTGCATCGAGCGCTCGGGTGCGCCGGCAAAGACCAAGACGACGCTGCGCGCCGTCATGCGCCGAGCCTTCGACGACGGCTGGGTGACGGTGGAGCCCTTCCGCCGGCGCGTCATCGCGCCCAAGGCCAAGCAGGCGCCCGTGGAGCCGTGGAGTATCCCCGAGGCCGCCGAGGCGCTGCGCAGGCTCGCCGCCAGCGACGACCGCGCCGACCTGGTCATGAACGCCTACTTGATTCTGGGCCTGAGCGGCCTGCGCAAGGAGGAGGCACTGGCGGTGCGCCCGTGCGACCTCAAGGTCACCACGACCTACGACTTCGCCACGGGCAAGCCGACCGTCTCGGAGTACATCGAGGTCTGCCGCGCGTACACGGACGAGGACGGCGTGAAGGAGACCAAGAACGCCCATTCCGTGCGCACTGTGCCGGTTTTATTGGCGGGCCGCGAGCGCCTGCACCAGATCATGGACGAGTTGCGCCCGAGCATAACCGTCGAGGGCGGCACTTCGGTTACGGAGCAGGTGCGCGAATGGAGCGGGCAACGCATCGTGAACATGCGCGGCGACAACCTCGTGCGCGCCTGGCGGCGCATGTGCGTACGCCATGACCTGCGGTATATCCCGCCAAAGGCCCTGCGCCACACGTCCGAGACCATCATGGCGGCGACCGAGGTCGACCCGCTGAGCATCATGGATCTGCACGGACATTCGGACCTGGGGACAGATTACCGCCATTACATAAAGCCAGGCCTCGCGGAGCGCGAGAAGGCCGCCAGGCAGGTCGGGCGCGCACTGCAGATCGTCGAGGGCGGCGGCGCGGACGGCGGTTTTAATGGCACCGGTCGCAGCGCCGAGACGCTCTAAAACGGTGTTCCCTAGGTCCATTACCTGCTAAATGCATAAAACGCCCCCTGCCGCGTATAAACGGCAGGGGGCGTAAAACGCGAACGGTAACGGACGGTTATGATTTGGGGTTTCGACAAACAAAAAAGGTCAGCGCCGAAGCGCTGACCTCCATGTTCTTTGGTGGGCCGTCAGGGGGTCGAACCCTGGACCTTGGGATTAAGAGTCCCCTGCTCTACCAACTGAGCTAACGACCCGATATCAACACGAAGCAAGAACTGGGGTGGGTAAAGGGACTCGAACCCTCGACCTACGGGACCACAACCCGTCGCTCTAGCCA